AGGTAGCATCCAGGGTGAGACTCGCGAAGTAAGATTCGAGGGCCACTTGCTCATCGGGGGTGTACCCGAAGGCGAGGTAGAACGAATACCTCGCGGCTGCACAAACTGGTTGCTCCTTCCGACTGGAGAGTTTGGAGAGATTGTAGAATCCGCTTGCAAATTCCTTCGATTTATGGATCTTTGCTTTGTCCATGCCGTTCCTGTATAAGCACTTGTAGTACTCTTGCTTAACCGGGATCCCACCGGTGAGGCTCAGCCCACACTCTCCTACTGCGCGGATCCATTTGCGCATAGTATTGGCAGTGTAGAAGGGTGTGATGGAGTGGCTGTCCTTACTCATTGATACTGTGGGGTTCCGGACCATGATGTACTGATGCCCATCAAAAACTGGTTGCATTTGGCAGAACTCCACCTGTTCAGTGATGTACTTGGGGGGTTCGGCGACGACTTCGAAGCCATAGTCAAGGAAGTGACAGTACAAATGCTCTCGTACCACGTCCTCATCATCCACCGGGCAGATGAGCACATTGTCGTCACCATTGTTGACTAGTTCCGCGTCGATGCCAAGCTTGTCCACCAAGTCTTTCGTGATTAGTGCAGCCAAAATGCAATTTCCCAGTGACGTATTCATATCACCGGACATCCTACATCCGTCCACGTTGTATTTGAAAAACCCATCACTCGCATAGGCAGTCCCTGTGTTGTGGATTTGCCACTTGAGGAGGGTCTTCAGGCGTTCTGGATACCCATGTATCTTCTTGTAGATTGAGTGCTCATACTTGAGTGCTTCCACAGAAACGTGTTGATCAAATCTGGAGGCGTCGAATCCAATGGCGCAAGGTCTGGGGTATTTGCGCATCTTCTTGTGGATTTCGTTTCCCATAGCCTCTACTGACATCCCTTTAAAGATGGTTTTAGACCCCCATAGGTGGTCTATGGCCTTGTAAATTGGATGTTCGATATGCTTCAGGTACCTGCCCAATTCAACGTTGTATCGTGGATCACGAGGTTGAATAACACGGGGGCAAGGATCTGGCTTCAAGGTGAGATTAAGTTTCTCCGCTTTCACAAAGGTTTTCAAATATGCATCTCGAGGGCACACCGCTCTCTCGGCGAGGGAATCAACTGCCGCACTATACGTGGCCAACTTGGGACCAGAGTAGTACGCCAGGAACTTCTCATAAGAGATTGGGGAACTCGCACCAACATATCTTACTAGTGTTTTGCGGTACTTGTGTAGTCGCCTGAAGTGCCCAGGGAGGGGCTGCGGCGTGGGTATAAAATTGGGGTCAGTATCCAGCACTTTCTTTGGATTCTTGACACAGAATACCCGTTCCATGAGGCCGCGCTCTAGGTTCACTGCACTGTTGTTGTGCAATCCGAAGGTGTACTGGTCTCCCATGCCAGCGACCCTGTAAATGCGGCGAACCTTGTGGTCAGTATCTTTAAAGTGGCACCTGAGTTGGCGTGTCCTGACTCGAGTGCGCTTGCACTGCACGCCGTGCCACTTCTCGATACACCCCTATTTAGCAAAGTGGAGACCAGTCTCCTGGTCTCCATAGAGGATCGAGTTTGCCCATTCCTTCCAAGCGGCCCCAGAAAGGGGGTTCTCAAGGAGCTTGTGGAGGGGGCTGGCCTGTGCGAAAGCAGCCTTATATCTTTTCAGGCTTTGCACGGTGCTTTCGCAGTTCATTGTGATGGCCATGTCCTGGTCGTAGTGAGATGGGAGGAACACGAATGGCAAAGCGGAACTCAGAGCCCGATTTGCGTCAAGTGCATTGAGGCCGCGCTTCTCACAAACGCGGTACATGAACCTCCACACTGCAAGCTGATTGGCTTCAGTGTTCTTTGGAATTCCATTGAATTCCACTTTGGCGAACGCGACCAGGTGTCGCACAAATCGTCCATATTCCTTGATGAGGTATTGGGACACCTCTTTTTGGACGACTTTGCCTTCCTCGACGATTTCTGGAGTGATAACATCTTTGAGAATTAGATCCTCCATTCGATCTTTGAGAGCTCTCCGCCCGAGCTCTTCCATGGCGGACTGGACTTCTTCGTATTCAGCTCTAAGGAAGTCAGTCCGCTGCTTGGACGCAACGATTTCGTCGTTGCGCTTCATCCACCTCTCGGCCCACATGCGCACCCGGAAGACCTTGTACGCAACGTAGACGGCCATGGCGCTTGTGGCGGCGACAACAACCCCACGGGGCAAGGGCAGTTGGATGCCGTTTGCCACAATCTGTGGAGTCCAGGGGCTGTCGATACCAGGCAGTGGGGCGGTCCTGTTAGAGACTGATCGAGACCAATCTTTGTAGGACGCAAGCCACTGAGCCGCTGGTGTCACGCGTGGGGCAGAGATCAGTTTGCGGGAAACTATGCCAAGGAGATTGGCAAGCTCCATGGCGGGCCCAACAAGAGAGGCACGAAACCTCTGCAGCGTCCGCCGCAAACTGAGAAGGGGAGAAGGGGGGAGGAGTTTAGCCAGTATGTCCTCGATCCTGGATGGAGACAAGAAAAGGAGGGTGCGAACCCGTGAGAGAAGGAGGGCCGCAACCTCGTTGACTATGGTGAGATGCTCCATGGCAGTACGCTATTACGGTTAGACCCGCTGATGCCGAAGCCTGCCGGTACGACTCGTGAGAGACGGGG